CGATTTAATGCGCCATTAAGCGCAAATACATCGTACCCTTGACCACGGACTCCATGGTAATATCCATTCGTTCCTACACCATATGTAAATACTGTATATGCTTGGAAGCTGTTTTCAAACCTTCCTACTTTTTTAAACATGAATTCTTGTACAGCATTATCATCTGAAATCATATAATGCGATACACGTTGATCAAACTCAGTTACCCACAAATGAACCACACGTATAGATTGTTGATTTGCTGCTTGTGTCGTAAAGAATAAATCGTTGTTGCGAAGTTCCATTTCTAACTTCTCCCAATCGTACTGACGGAAGTTATAATAATTGTTATTATTATTTACGCATGAAATGATAGCTTTCTTGCATACCTCAACATCGAACCCGTGTAGAGTTGCCATCTCTTCATCTTTGATGAGTTGATATAATTGTGTTGGAGAATAGAATCGCAAGCAAGCAGCTACATCAATATTCTCTTGACCAATCTCAGTTTTACGTGGGATTTTAAAGTCAGACATATCAGTGGCTTTCCAACGCCAATCCCATTCATCGTTAAACAAAGCAAGACCAACTCCATGCTTAATAAAGCTATTGCATAACTTTAAATACGTGGGAAAGAAGTTGCGCCATGAACGGATACATGCAGTTACTTCTTGAGCGACAACATGCTCAAGTTCATCACGTTCATTTGCGTTTCCGTAATTAGTGTTGCAACTGAATAATGTTTGTGGAGCATTAATAATATCAGTATATCCAGCGATAGCTGTATCTAATACTTGTTTAGCAAATCCCCAAGAGACGTTTACACGATATGATTGACCAGCATTAATTAACGCACGTTCATCATATGGACGCTCATTATCATAAGCCGCATCAATTTTACTGCGGTCAAAAGCGGACACGGCATCTGCCCTGCGTAATGTCTCCCAAATCTCATATGCTGATTTTGCGTCTTTGATCCTAGATTCTGGTGGTTTGCCAGTATCTTTTGAAAGTGTCTCTAATACATCGCTCATTCTTCTTGTTCCTTATTTTTTATGGACAACCTATTTTTTCTTTTAGCTTTGTTAATTGAAATAATACGATCCTGTTTTTCTTCAAACTCTTCTACAATATCTTCAGCATCATCAATAGATACTTGTTTTGCAATATTCATATTATTATTTTTATTATTGTTCAACAATAAGTTAAATAAAGATTCATCTTTACACCCGTGAATTACAACGCAATCGTTATTTATGGGTTTATTGTAATGTATATCCCATGCTGAATTAGAAATAGAATCACATACTATTGAATCATTATGTTTTTTATAATTGTTTGTTCTCCAGTTATTTTGAATTAATTTAGAATCATTTAATTCTTTTATTATATACCATTGAATAACAGAAGTCCAGTGCCGTCCAGTTAACGATAAAGAAGAAAGTACTGGTGAATTACAGATTTCAGTTGAATAAACTCCAACGCTTGACATTTTCTGACCAGAAATTGATTCAGGTAATAAGTCGCCATTTTTGCCTTCATAATTCCTTTCTTTTGCTCCAAGGAAAATCTTTGGATTTCTCTTTTCCCTAACAGCTTTAGTTGTGTCAATATAGTATTCAGTAGATATTATATCTAGCCAATTAGCTTTTAATGGAATGGAATCTAACTCAAACCAAAAGAAACTATCATGATCTTTTTTATTTTTCAAATAAGCGCATGTTTGCTGAAAATAATAGTTGCATGCCATTGGATAACCTAGCATGTTATCATTAATCAAATGAACTTTTGATGTTAGAAATAAATGCTTAACATCATGCTCAAGCTCTTCAATTTCATTTTGATTTTCTTTTGACCCAATAACTAATAGGTCATGGTCAGTTCCAACTGGGAATTTATTTATGATAGATTTAAATCGTCCTATCAGGTGTTTGTCGTGTTTAGATACAGGTATTACTAATAGCATATATTTTTTATATTATTACCACTTCACTTTGTCGGCCCAATGAGCCGCTGACATTTTTCCTTTTGATATATTTTTAGCATGTCTAGCCTTAAATGATTCCCTGCGTTTTCTTTCAGAAGAAGACTCGCCTTCTTTCTTTGGGGAACCAGAAACTCCTTGTTGACCAAATCGAATTGTTTTAACTTTAGATCCCTCTTTAGCTAAAACAACATGGCTTTTAGTAGGATGACTAGGTGTTCGTTTGGGTTTATTTACTCCAGATACACCAAGACGCTTGATAGATGATTTAATAAGTTCACTCATTGTTCATTAATGATTATGGTAATTTGCTGTCTTAACCAATCAGAAAAATTAAGTTTCTTCTTCAAAAGCAATGCAGCCCTAAACTTCATCCATTCAGAAGGCTTTAGTTTCGCTACTACTCTATGTGTTGATTTTTCTTCCACAAAACATATCTTACATAAAGTATATAAGTATGCAATAAAAAAATTGCAGTCACCTAATATATTTGATAATTTATAAAGCATGACATCAGTTCCAATCTACGGACTTCCAATCGAGGGATACATCCACCAGTATGACTTTAACTGGAAAAAAGGCACACATCAAATAGCTATCGAGCTTGCCATGTTTAGAGAAAAGATCACTAAACGAATCCCTGCTGATATTGGTGGAGTTGATACATTCTTTCACTTTAAACGAATAGCTAAGGCATTTTGGCCTGAGAAGGATAATAAAGCACCAGCTAACTTTATATGGCATCCATGGGCAGACAGGATGATTCAAGCGGCATGCAAGCATGACTACATAGCAATAGCAGGGTCAGGTGGATTTGGTAAGTCGGAGGCATTTGCTATATGGGCTATTATTAATTATCTAGCAGATCCAGAGAATACAATTGTTCTAGCTACATCAACAACTATCAAAGCATCTAAACAACGTATTTGGGGTAAGATTGTAAAGTACTGGACTGTATGCGAGAAGCTAGGACTTCCAGGTAAACTAATCGACTCATTAAATACAATTAGGTACATAGACAAAAATGGAAAAGCTACTCAAGGCGATCTATCTGGAATCACTCTAATCCCTGGTGAGAAGAAGAAAGAAAAAGATGCTACTGGAAAGATGCAAGGTATCCACCAAAAGAATGTTATCTTTGTAGCTGACGAGTTATCTGAGCTTTCAGAGGCTATTACTGAAGTTGCATTTTATAACTTGAGCAAAGGTTGTGAACGCTTTCAATTTATTGGAATATCCAACCCTGCTTCATACGTTGACGCTTTTGGTAAGTTTGCTAAACCAAAAGAAGGATGGGAAACTATAAGCGTAGACGATGATGATTGGGAAACATCCCGTGGAATTTGCTTGCACTTTGATACTCTTAAAAACCCAAACATGATTGCTGGAAAGAAAGTTTACTCATGGATGGATGGACCAGAAGATTTAGAAAAAGTTCCAGTTGAAGAAAGGAATACTGCTTCATACTGGAGAATGTATCGTGGGTTCTGGTGTCCTGCTGGCGTATCGGATCAAATTTATTCTGAGGTTGAAATACTTAACGCTAAAGCTACAGACAAAGCAATATGGTTAGACAATAATCTGATACGAGTTGCATTCCTAGACCCATCGTTTACTAATGGTGGAGATAGAACTATTCTTTACTTTGGAACTGTTGG